ACACTATCTCACCACAACCAATGAATTGGTCAATGTAAACTACTGGCAATTGACCAAGCATCCTAAATTGCTGTGGATGTTGTTTAGCATGGTGGGTGCGTATCAGCCACAGCGACATACTTGGTTGAAAGGTCCAGCAAGCCGCAAAGGCAAAAAGTCTGACATACAAACTGCATTACAAGCAATGTACCCAGCGGCCAAGTTCGATGAACTTGAATTGTTGGAATCTACATTAACCAAGGAACAGGCCAAGCGATTTTTAAATGAATATGCAGAGCTTACCAAACAACAACGATGAATATCGTTGTGAATTTTGTGAAAGGTCGTTCAGGACAGAACGCACCTTACTAGCTCACGTCTGCGAGCAAAAGAAAAGAAGCCAAGAGCGCACTGACCCAGTGGGGCAGTTGGCGTTCATGAGCTATCAACGATTTTATCAACTGACTCAAGGCGGCAAAGAACGCACTTGGGATCAGTTTGCCAAGAGCCCGTACTACAAAGCCTTTATTAAATTTGCCAGGTACATGCGGCAAGTAGACGCAGTCAATCCCTTGTTGTTCATCGACTGGGTTATCAAACAGCAGATTAAATTAGATCATTGGGCTCGTGACACTACCTATACAAAATATCTATTAGAGTACATCAAGTCCGAAGGTGCTGACAGTGCCATTGAACGTAGTTTTACCACCATGCAGAAGTGGGCAGACGAACAATCATCTAGCTTTGAACATTACCTACTGTATGCCAACCCTAATAGGATAGCCACAGACTTGAGCAATGGCAGAGTTAGTCCTTGGATACTGTGGGCAACCAAGTCTGGTAGAGAATTGTTGGGCAAGCTCAACGAGGATCAGCTGAATGTAATTGCTGGAGTAATTGACCCCGACCATTGGAAGCGCAGGATTAAAGATTGGCCAGTGGACATGGAAACTGTTAAGTACGCATGTACAGCCGCTGGAATTGAATAATGGACATTGACATTGACTTAGCAGACCGTGACCAATTGCTTAAATTGGTCAAGCATATCCCTGCCAGCATTGACAAACAAGGCACACTGGTCAAGCACAACACGGGTGTGTACTTCCAATTCCTTCCCTGGGATTGGAACAGTAATTTGTCCACAGTGGACTACGACTCTGCTGAACAGCAACAGTATTTTAAAATTGATTTATTGAATGTACACTTGTATAAACAAGTCAAGAGTGAAGCACATCTAGATGCGTTATTGGAGCAGACCCCAATGTGGGAATTGCTAGAGCATGAAGATGTAGTAAGTCAGCTGACACATTTGAATGGAAATTTTGATGTAGTCAACAAGTTAAAGCCCACTGGCATATTAGAACTGGCCGCATGTTTGGCCATTATCAGACCAAGCAAGCGATATCTACTTGGTGAAACTTGGTCTAAGATATTTGAAGAAGTGTGGACCGCCCCATCGGATGGTGCTTATTATTTTAAAAAGGCCCATGCACTGGCCTACGCTCATTTGGTAGTAGTGCATATGAATCTGTTAGTAGAGCAATCTACGTGATGCTGGGCTTGGCGCCCACTCTGCGAACTAATTGAATATTCCTACGTTTAATACGTTTCTTAAAGAAGTCATTGAGGCTAACAACTGGGCCTGCCATAATCTGTGTTTCTTTCAAACTGAAAGTTTTTAAGTATATCTTATAATGAGACATTTCGCCCTTGATGAAAATGTTAATGGGCAACATTCTATTACTTTCCCACCACCATTGCTCACCTAATTTTAAGAAATATACTTTGAGATCGTCAGTCGGTATGATTTGAAAGTCATAAAAACTTATGGTGGTGGCGTCGGTATTTTGTACGATACCCACGTACTCATTGCCACAATAACTTATTACTGTTAAAAATGGGAACTTTTCTAGAAGTTCAACTATGCGATTTTGTGTTGTTGTCATTGGTTAAATACATATATGAATCAGCTCTCTGCCTATTTATTGGTGCAAACAATCTCACTGCGATTAAACACACCTACGACCTTGAGGAATACAGTAATGTGGAATAAACCCCTAAAAGTCTACCAAGGAGTAGACAATGCTTATGAGTTAGTTGTTACAGACTTTGATCAACAAAGTGTAACACTATCCAGTTATACTGCTCGTTTCAGAGCAATCGATGCTAATGGTAGTTATGCTTTGGACAAGACATTGGCAATAAAAGTTGGTACTACTAATAAGTTAAATGTGCTGTTAAACTCCGCAGATTTAAGTGACATGACCCCTGGTTTTTATACCTACAGCGTGACATTGAGCGATGGTACATATCAGCGTCCTTTGTATTTTGAACAAAACGGCAATGCACTGGGCACAATGGAAGTCTTGTCTGGACCATTTGAATCAGTACATGACCAAACTCAGGAGGTAAGTTCCTTTTCCGTGAGTGGTTCAACATTGACCAGTGGGGCCATTACGTTGTACCCCCTGGATGATTCCGGAAGTGTGGGTCTGCACACTGTATCAATTTTTAAAGAGTCCGCAGTGGAAGGAACATTTACCATACAAGGTTCATTGGCTCCCACGGCCACAAGTTGGTTCACCATCGACACTGTTGAGCTAGACACTGGTGCAACTTCGACCTACTTAAACTTCAACGGCATATTTAATTTTATTAGATATCAATTTGAGCCAACCATTGCCAGCACCGGAAATATTACTTTAGTCCAACATAGAACTTGACACTCCCCCGGGTTATCTGCTATAATACTAGTATGACAAATCTGGTCGTTACAACAGTTCAACAGTTATTACCTCGAAGCAAAAAAGACAGTGCCAGTGGATGGACTAGCTTTAATGCTGTCTGTTGCCATCATAGGGGAGAGCAAAAAGACAAGCGTGGTCGTGGCGGCATTAGGTTTGACAGTGATGGGTTTTCTTATCATTGCTTCAACTGTGGATTCAAAGCAGGATGGCGCCCAGGATCGTTGCTGAGCAAGAACACTAAAAGTTTTCTTACTTGGAGTAATATAAATGATGAGCAGTATGCAAAGTTAGGCTTTGAAGTTCTACGTATACGTGAAAATTTACCAACTCCTAAAAAGTTTCAAATACAAGAAGCAGTATTTCCAGAGGTAGAGTTACCCAAGGGTGCAGTGCCACTTGAACATGCTTTGTCTGACAACCCCACCAACGATTGCCTAGCAGTGGCTGAGTATTTGATTAATAGGAAGCTGGACATTACTCGCTATTGGTGGACTCCAGATGAAGGACTGTCTCGTAGATTTATTATTCCATTTACACATGACAACAGGGTTGTGGGGTGGACTGGTAGAACTATTGATAATTTAAAAACAACAAAGTATCTAAGTCAGATACCCGGGCACTATGTCTATGGATTAGATAAACAACAAGACGAGCAAAAGGTTATATTGGTTGTGGAAGGTCCGCTGGATGCCGACGCCATCAACGGCTGTGCATTGTTACATGCAGAGGTCAGCGCCAGCCAGCGCCAGCAGTTGACCAATTTAGACATTCCAATTGTACTGGTGCCGGATAGAGATAAAGCTGGATTAAAGTTGGCAGAGAAGGTATTAGAGTTGGGATGGATGGTCAGTTTGCCACAGTGGCATGACAACATCAAGGATGTGGCAGATGCCGCACGACAATACGGAGCGATATACACCATGACTGGGATTATACAAGGTATAGAAACCAACGCACTCAAGGCCAAATTGAAAATTAGAACGCTTCAAAATAAATTGCTAGATACTACACTATGATAGAACAACGAGATTACAATACCGATTTGCAAAAGTTATATTTGCAAATGTTCCTGCATGATGCAGAAAGTTTTGTGCGGGTACAAAACATCTTTGATGCCAGCTTGTTTGATCGCAACCTAAGACAAACAGCAGAGTTCATCAAAGACCACGTGGAAAAATATCGCACGTTGCCCACACTTGAACAAATCAAAGCAACCACTAACCAGCACTTTGACGCACTGGAAAAAATTGACAGCGGGCACATTGATTGGTTGTTGGATGAGTTTGAACAATTTACTAGGCACAAGTCTTTGGAGAAGGCAATTTTAGAAAGTGCCGACTTGCTGGAAAAAGGGCAGTATGCCGATGTTGAAACCAAGATCAAGGCAGCGGTACAAATTGGCTTGACCAAAGACATGGGCACAGATTACTTTGAAGATCCCAAGGCTCGTCTGATGCGTATTAAAGACAGCAATGGACAATGTAGCACAGGCTGGCCCGCCCTGGATAGGAAACTATTCGGTGGATTTAACCGAGGAGAACTCAACATCTTTGCAGGTGGATCTGGTTCTGGCAAGAGTTTGTTCATGCAAAACTTGGCATTGAACTGGGCATTGGCAGGGCTAAACGGCATTTATTTTACACTGGAACTCAGTGAAGAGCTGTGTAGCATGCGACTAGACAGTATGTTGACAGATGTGCCCAGCAAGGAAATCTTCAAGCGCATTGATGACATTGAACTCAAAGTCAAGATGATGGGCAAGAAGGCCGGCGGGTTGCAGATCAAATACATGCCGGCAGGCAGTACTACCAACGACTTCCGTGCTTACATTAAAGAGTTTACCACACGGTCACACATCAAGCCAGACTTTATCTGCATGGATTATCTGGACTTGTGTTTTCCCAACAACAAGAAAGTTGATCCCAGTAACTTGTTTGTCAAAGATAAGTTTGTGGCAGAAGAGTTGCGTAACCTGGCCAAAGAACAACATTGTTTGTTTGTCACAGCCAGTCAGCTTAATCGTGCCAGCGTTGAAGAAGTGGAATTTGACCACAGCCACATTGCAGGTGGTATTAGTAAGATCAATACAGCAGATAATGTCATTGGTATCTTTACCAGTCGTGCCATGCGTGAGCGAGGACGTTATCAGATACAGTTTATGAAAACACGTAGCAGTAATGCAGTGGGACAAAAAGTAGACCTAGAGTTTGACATCAACACCTTGCGTATTAGAGACTTGCCAGAAGAAGAACAAAGCAATGGTAGTTACAACAGTGGACAGATGAATGGACCAAAGTCATCCAGTGTATTGGATGCCATTAAAACTAAAAGTACACTAAACACAGACAACGAGTCTAGGTCCACGTCGTGGGAGAAGCCAACTGGCACACATGCTTGGGATTATCAAGCCGGTGGTAAAGAATTGAAACCAGAAGTGGCCGAACAACGAGCGCAGGGCATGGTTAATAAAATGGCCGGCTTGTTAAAAAGTTTGGACGATGACTAAAATAGTTCTTGACAACAGCTCTATAATTTGCTATAATTGGCTATAATCCACTATAAAGTAAGGAATTAAAATGACAAAGCTATCACTACGTAAAGCCGCCGCAGTACAAAACGAAATTCGTAACGCTATCAAAGAACTTACTTTGGTGGGCACAGTATCTGTAACAGAGTTCGTTGCAGACCTTGAAGGCACA